GATAGATGGAATGGCACGTGTGAGTTTACAGAAACTAAAGTAGCTTTAAAAAAGTGGGAAACGTTTGTTAAAATTGCACAGTTAAAAGATATTGATTTTATTAGTATTGATTGTGAGGGTGTAGATTTTGAGATACTTCAACAAATTGATTTTAATAAGCATAATGTTAAAATGGTATGTGTAGAATATAACAACGTAAATAGTGAGTTATATGAATCACACATGGCTAAATACGGTTTTAATTTACACTATAAAAACTTCTGTAATTTAATCTTTACCAATGATAGACTTAAATAAAATTAATAAGTGTGTAATTAATTTACCACATCGACCTGAAAAACTAAAACAAGTTAAAGAAGAGATTAATGCTTTCTTTGATAATAAAGATTTTCAGTTAGTTAATGGTGTTATTGAAGATAGCCCTTACAAAGGTATTGCACAAGCCCACATGAATTGTATAAGTTTAGCTAAGTCTAATAATTGGGATTCTGTTTTAATTATGGAGGATGATTTACAGTTTAGACCTAATGCAAAAGAATACGCTATAAACGCATTTAAATCAATTCCTAGCGATTATAATATACTTTTAGGTGGATTATACTCTACTGATAAATTAACGCCTTATAACGAGTTTTGGCAATTAACAAGTGAGTTTTGTGGTTTACAATTTTACATAGTTAATTCTAATTCTTATGATACTATCTTAAACTTTAAAAAGAATATGCACATTGATAGGTTTATGGCGGGACGTGGTGAATTAAAAAGCTATGTTACAAATAAATTCTTTGCCATTCAAAGAGCTGGTATATCTGATAATGTAGGAATGTATAAAGACTATACTGACTACTTAACTAAATTTGATTTACTGTAAAAGAAAAAAGTAGCCTTACGTGGCTACTCTTTAATGTAATTAATTTAAAAAACCTATTAAGGTGATTGTGGTAAAATTAATGAAGCAATTAAAGTATCTGTTACTTTTGCTACTGGAGTGAATCCCATGTGTTTTCCTGATACTTTAGCACCTCTGAAAGAGCTATACTCAGTACCACCGTCCCATCCAATAGAATCGAACTCTACACCGTTATCTTCACCCATTAACCAATAAGTACCGTCAGCATCTTTAGCGATTACAACTACTGCATTTTTCAATAAAATTTCAGTTTCAATCTTTGTGGCTGAATCTAAAGAATTAACATCAAAAGTAATAGCTGTTTCAAATTTATAAGCACCACTTTTAGAATCACTTGTCTGTGTTTCTTTCCAGTTTGCTACCTCTGGTTTTTGTTTGTATCTCCAAAACTGTTTACCGCTTGCCATAGAAATAGCAGTAATAACACCTGATGTTTTAGTGATAGCTGTAACGTTTGCAAAATCCGTTATCATGAACTCCATAGTTCCTGATGGGGTCTTACAAGTCTTAGGAGTAAATCCTTGAGTTAATGTACAAGCCATTGTTTATTATTATTTTAAAAGTTATAAAGTGGGGTGAACTTAATCACCCCTACTTATTTATTATGACCATTGATAAACTGCAACCTCAGAACCGTAAGCATAAGAAACTCCTAATTTCCAAGCTGTTTGGATATAGAATAAAGATTTCTTAATTGGGTCTTGAGTGATATCCATAGTTTCTTCCTCGTTAGCCAAGTCAGTACCTAAGTACATATTCTTTAAGTTAACAGCAAAAGCAACTTTTTGAGAATTTAAACCAGCAACACCAGCAACGTTAATCATTGTGTTTTCTAATGGAATAGTACCAATTTCTTTAATATCTCCAAATAAAGCAGGATTAAATAAGTTAGCAGCGGTTAAATCTGTTTGGTAGTTTCTTACAACATCCATTCCAGTAAATACAACTGTATCAGGATCGTTAATAATCTCTAAAGGAATATTCTTAAACAAAGTAATTAAACCAGCACGAGCGTTACCAGCAGTAGCTAAAGGAATCTTAGGAGAAGGAGTAGCAACAACTACGTTAACATCAGCTAACCATAATTTTTTGAATCCATCGAACCATTTTAAGTTAGCGTCACCAGTTAAAGTAGTATCACCTTGCCAGATTAATTTTTCCATTTTCAATGCTAAACGTCTTTGTAATTCTGCTACAATTTCAGTACGCAATAACAAAGAATCATAGTTAGAACCATTCTTTAACTTCAAACGGAATACAGTAGTTTCTAAGTCTTTCTCGCAAAGTTTTTCCATGATAGCCATCTTAGCTACGTCTAAAGTCATTTGGGTTAAAACGTTATCCCCAGTTGCAGTCAAGTCACAAGAGTCAGCTTGAATAGTTGGATCATTTAATAATTTAGGAAGTTTAGTAGTGTCTTTAACACCTGGTATTAAATTTCCTGCACCGTCAATCATTGACGCTGTTTTAGCACCTAATATCATTTGATATAAAATGGGTGCTGTTTCTTCTTTTACAAAGCCTGTAATAGCTGATACATCGTATGCCATGTCTTATTTAGTTTTTAGATTGTTTGTTAATTGAATCACCTAAGCTAGTTAGGTTATCATGTTTTAATTGTGTTTTTGGTTTTTGTGTTGGTTCGCCAGCAGGTTGTGAAATGATTGAATTGATAGCAGATAAAGAAACTTTTGATGCTTCGTTTACTTGTGACATAGCCACTTTCAAATTAGCGTTTTCAGTTTTTACATTTGCAAATTCAGTTTCAATAGCTGCTAAACGAGCTGTTAAAGCTGCCATAGCTTGAGCCATTGGATTTTCACCTTCTGGTGCTTCTGGTTGAGCTTCTACTTCTTTAGGTGCAATAGCACTAATTAAACCGCCCATAACTGTTATTTTCGTTCCATCTTCTGCTTCGTATTCACCGTCTTGAGCTGGCAAAGTACCCGCTTCAGAAACGATATTAGCAACACCTCCAACTTCCATTTTATCAACTGATAAAGTTGTGCCGTCCATTAATTTAGTTTCAATAGTTGCTAAATTAGTTGGTGCTGGATTTGCTGGTGCTACCGCAGGGATTTCAGAAAACTTAACAGTTAATTCTTGAATCTGTTTTTTAACATCTTCAGGAACAATTTTGTTAATCTCTTTTAATAAATCCATTGTTTAAGTTTATTTGTTTATTTATTTATATTATAGTATAAGAAAAAAAATATAGTATAACTTTTATTGATTAACCGCTTCTAAAAGTTTTTTCATGTCAGTTTCATTAAGCATAGTTACGGGATTCATTTTAAACATAGCCTCCAAACTAAAGCCATTAAGCGTTCCGTCTTTAATAGAGTTCCAAACACTTTCACTTAATACTTTGCAAGTAATAAACCAAGTTCCAATAGGTAAAGATTCAAAACCCTTTACGCTAGGTATTCTGTTTTCATCCGTTACAAATGATTCAAAAATAAACACATCTCCAGTATTAGCACTTGTATCATGAGTAAGTTTAACATTGTTATTTCTGTTTTCTCTTGCAAACTTCATAGCACTATTAAAGATTGTTTCTTTACTAGCATAAACGTAGAAAGGTTTATTATTTTCAATACGTGGCACTAACTTATCTGGTATCATTAAAGCCCCCATTATGATTCTTTGTTCTTCATTTTGAACTGCAAACTTTAACTCTTTAGCATTGCTATCAAATTTCATAAACATTGATTCGTATGCTGGTTGGTCTACTAATGCTACGTCATTTAAACCGTATTTTAGTTCACCGTCTTGTAACTCCATTGAGAAAATAGGATATTGTTTTTCCATTGTTTTAATTTTTAAAAGGTTGATTTATCTTTAATTGAACTTACATTTTGCTGTGATTGTGTCATCTCGCTTTCTACTACTTGAGCTTTAACGCTAACTGAAATAGGTTGCTGTTTTGTGTCTTCTATCTTTTTGCCATTCTCGTCAAACTTAGTTCCTGAAACATTTGCATCAGGCATACTAATTGAAGGTGCTGAAGGTATTGCAACAGCAGCAGCAGTAGAACCGCCACCACCTCCACCTCCATTTTCATCGAATTTACTAGAAGCAATTTTTGCAATATTAGCAGCAGCAGCAGCACCAATAGCAACAGCCGTAACACCTTTTAAGATTGCACCAAATGGTTCAGGAATAACAGACTGAGCTGATAAAGCATTAATAACACCTTGTATACCACTAATAGTAGCACTAGCAATAGATAAACCCTTGTTTATATCAAATTGCTTTTTTGCTTGTTTTAAATCTTCTTTACTACCTTTCTCTAAATTTTTACGCTTAAAATAAAAGTAGCTATCTGATAAAGATTGTAAAGAGTTTGTTAAAGATTGTGCTGTATTAAGTTGTGCATTGTAGTTTTTCTTAAAGTCATCTAACTCTTGTTTTCTTAATTCCTTTTTAAGGTCAGCATTTGAAACAGCAATCACTTGCTCTTGATTACCTACTTCAGTCATATAGGCTAAAGATTCATCCATTGCAGCTTTATCGGCTGCTAGTTTCTCTTGCCTTAATCTTTCTTCTTCTAATCTTTGCGCTTCAGTATTAGACATTCTAATTTCAACTGTCTTATTCCAAGCGTCTAATTCAGCCTGAGCTAAATCTTCTAAGTATTTTTTATTGTCATCTAATCTCTTTTGGTTTTCTTTCTTTAAATCTTCTGTGTGTGTTATTTGAATAACCTTTTGAGTATTAACAGCATCCTTAATAGCATTTAATTGTTCTGTTAATAGTTTCTTTTGTTCAGCATCTAATTCACCACCAGCACGTACAAAAGCAATAGTTTGTTCAATTAATGCTTTGTTAGTTTCAATTATGGCTTGTTGCTTTGCCATTTCTAAATCAATAGCACTTTTACCACTAGCCTTTGCTACTGCTATTTGTCTATCGTATTCGGCTGTTTGACTAGCTAAAGCATCCTTTGCCTTGTTAGCATTTTCAACCGTAGCATCACCCATCTTATCAAGTTCACTATTGGTTATGCCTAAAGCATCAGTAAATTTATAAATGTAATCAGTAACGGTTGTAACAATATCACCTACAAAACGTAAAGCCTTTGCTAGTAATCCAGAACCTTTAGATAACTCGTCAAAGTTTTCTATTAAGTACATTACGCCTTGTACTATTAGCATAATACCAGTAGCAGCTAAAGCGGATTTAATAGCTGTTAAACCTACCTTTACTTTGTCAAAGTCTAAGTTTCTTAAGCCCTCACCTAATTGGTTAAAACCTTGTGATGCTCTTTCAATTCCGCTACCTTGTAAAGAGCGAGTGCTATCACCTAAATCTTCTACTTTATCTTTAAGTTGTGATACTCTTTTACTAGCTTCTTCATATTGTTTTGAGCTAAGACCAAACTGTTCACCAGCTTTTACTTGCTCATTCCTAGCGTCTTTAATGGCATTCTTTAAATCCTTAATTGAATTTATAGACTGTTCAACACCACCAACTTCAATGTCTAAATTTAATTTATCTGCCATGTTCTACCGTATTTAAAATATCTATTAAGTCTGGGTTACCAGTTTTATATAATTCACTAAGCATAAGTAAAGAGTTAAAAGATTCATTTACTTTATTAGTAAAAGTTTCAAATGAAGTAGTTTCTAAAAGTGCTTCACCGTTTATTATTGTTTGTTCTATCATTATAAGTTTATTTTAATATATTGAACCTCACAACTCCATTTAATTACAGTTGACGCTAAACCAGCTATTGAATAGTTTAATTGCTCTGTTGGTAATCCAGATATAATTAGATTACATCCACTCATAGCTCCAGTAGATAGAACAGATGTAACAGCCATTAAATCAGTATAATTAACTATTGTAGAAAAATCAGTTGCAATTCCATTAGCTTCCCATTCTTTATAATCACCAGTAACTGTATCGACAGCTAAAACCTTTGAATAAACCTTATAAACAGAATCATTTTCTAAAGTAAACTCACCTGTATTTGTATTAAAAACTATTTGACTAGATGTATTATTAGTTGTTGTAGCTTCACCTGTTAAAGATGATAGCGAAGTTGACCCGTTGTTTATTACTAAGTTACTTTGAGTTAAATTATAATTATTAGTATTAATAACGCTACTGTTACTTACTCCTTCTGCCACTACAACATTATTACCTATCACAGTAATATTACTTGCACTTTCTGGAATAAAGATATTATTACCTATACCAACGTTATTAGTGCCTAATACAGTTGTATTTGTACCTAATCTTAGAGAGCTATTATCAGTTGGTATTGCAACATCACCACCAGAAGGAATTAAACCACCGTCAATCATTGTACTTTCAGGTGTAAATAATTCAGCTTCTAACACTTTGATTAACTCACATTGTGTAGAGGTTTGAACCATAGGATTATAGTTAATAATCTTATTGACTATGTAATAAGCCCCACTATCATTGATTACTATAAAGTATTTCTTTCTAAAACTAAAGTTGTAAATATCAGTTGGCGTTAAGTATAACCAAGCTGTTACAACCTTACTATCTCTACTTGTATTATTAAATACAAAAGGCTTATGGAATCTATTGTAAAGGTTATTATTAGTAAAAGAGCTACCTACAAAATTATAATACACTTCTAATGGAGTGCCAAAGTTAATATCTAAAGTTGGAGTTTGCGGGTCGTCTACATGACCACAGTAACCATAGTCATTAGTAATTAAATCAGGTTGGTTAAACTCTTTATAAGTGTATGGGTTAAACGTTTGTTTAGCGCCACCAGCGTAAAGTATTCTAATGTTTGGTACAATAGGTTTAATTGATATTGTAGGGTCTTCTTTAAATATCTTAGGCATTGCAATACCTAAACCATAGTTAGCTACATTTGGAGTAGGGCTAAATATAATCTCGTTTTTCTTTTCAGCTTTTTGAAAGTCGTTTTGAATATCTACTATTTCAGTTCCAAAGTTTTCAGAGTATGTGGTTTTGTATTTAGTATTGTAATAGTCTTTATCTTCTTTATAAGTGTAAGTATATTTCTTAGCATCCACTAAACTTACTGGACTAATAACAATATCTTTGTCATAGTCTACTTTGTTTTCCCAATCAACTATACCGTCATTAAAGTAATCAGGATAAGATTCAATAGTTAATTGCTTTGGGTTGTTTCTGTCATAGTCAATATACAAATTGTACATTTGCATAATACTCTTCACAAAGTCTTTTTGTTTAATCTTCTTAGGTAAGGCATTGTTTACTTCAATAGTGTTGCCGTCAAATAAATCTCTTTTAGTTGCTAAAGCATAGAATGAACTTTTACTTGTACCACTTAATAACTTTAAAGTCCAAGTAGCTGTTCCCTTACTTACCACATTATTAGAAGCGTCATAGTAAATAGGAACGCCACCACTAGCATAACCTAAATAAGACTTAGCTCTAACTCTATCGCCACCAGTCAAAAACATTTCACCAGTAGCTAATTGATTGTTAAAGAAGTAATCTGTTGATGTTGCTAAAGACTTACCTAAAAAAGCATCAGTATCACCTAATGTATTATTAGTTGTTTTAAAATCTATTACATTATTAGTTAAAGAGAAATAGTTTGCGCCACCGTTTCCAGACTTTTCAATAGCGTGTTGAGTTTGAAAACCAACTGAGCATTTAACAACTGATGGGTCTGAATGCGTAAATCTAACTTTGTAATAATCTAAGGCTGCTACATTGTAATATCCGCTATCATTTAATTCAGCATATGTACCGCTAACTTGATTGCCAACATCAAAGAAAGATCCTGTTTCATTATTAAAGTTTATATTAACAAATGGAGCATTAATAGTCATTGTTAGATTAGAGTTTAATCCAACATAAAACTGTCTATTTTCTAAGGCTGTCTGAGAAATTAACACCGTACTCATGTTTGGTTCTACAACTAAACTTTTAAACTCAGTGCTATCTAATATAGTTGAATCCCAAGTATAGCCATGTAGTGTAAATATCTTCTCTAAATATTCTCTAACAAAGAACTGTGGTATAAAATCTCTAACTCCAAATATAGTATCAGAACCACCATTAGACCCCCTATGAATAAACCCGTAATAATAACCGCTACCAGTACCAGCATTAGCCCAACTAGCTATCTGATTAGCTATATTATAAGTATGGTCGTAAGCACTAAAATCTAATGTTTCTAATTCAGCATCACCAATATCTACAAATAAACTACCCTCTTGACCTATAATAATAACATCATAAACAATATTATTATCAGGCTTGGTAGTTATTTTAAGTAACTGTAAATCACCTTTAAAGTTTAAAACGTCATCTACAAAGTATTTAGCTGGTGTCTTAGTGTTTACATTGAAGTAACCCGTAACTGTATTAACTTCAAATATATTTTCAAATAATAGGTTAATGGCATTAGTACCATACAACTGTACGGTTTTACTAAATGAAGCATTACGTTTCTCAGGCTCTCTAACATCCGCTTGCACGAAGTTAGTAGATACTGGTATATCAGTTACTATTGCATAATCAGTCCCGCCTATTTCTAATCTAGTCCTTACCATTAAATACCTCTTTGTCTTGTTTTAGTATCTGAATATTCAAAGTCAACTGAGTAATTAAACAACTTATCGTTTACTCTCTTCTTAAAATCGTATGTAGTTTCTTTAATTGTAATAGGTATATAATTTGGTCTTTGCCATATCCAAACAATAGGGCTATCAAATAAGTCTTGCAATGATGTACTTTGCGCTTCTGTAATCCAATCTGTATTTAATGTACCAGTTTTTTTAGATTCAGTAGATACAACGTGTACCTCTCTATCCCAACTATTAGAAGTATATAAACCACCTACTAATTGATTCTTGCCTAATCTAACTGTATTTACTGTTTTAGTCAATTTATCTGTACTCTTCTTTTCAAAGTGCATGAAAGGTATATTACCAAAACGGTTTAAATAGTAAACTGGATAGTCTGTATATTTAGTACAAATGTCAGTAACAACATAACTATAACTAGCTAAAGAATTGTTTAATGAATCAAAAAACTCTATACTAACAGTAGCACCACTAACTGGACTAAATAAGAATGCTGAAGCATCAAAGCAATAAATATCATAAACATTACTAGGTGAAGCTAAAATAGGAGTGTATGAATAAGATGGGTTAATCATTGACCCGTCTATATAAGTTACGTCTATCCTAGCAATATCCCCCAAAGTGAAATGTAATAATACTTGTTGTTCTAAATTAACTCTACTATCAACTAATAACTCGCTAAACGTTTGACCTAAGAATGTAACGGGATTTGTACCACCACTTACATAATCATTGAAATCATAGTCAGCAAACTCACTTTCAGTTAAACAAGCATCATAAGCTACATAAGTAAATGTAGTATCGCTTGGTACGGGTGAAACACTATAATCTTCTAATATTGATATTGACACATTAGCAGTCTTACCAGTTGCAACTCCAAATACTGGAGCTGGAGGGTTAAAGTAATGTGTAACATAATTCTCTACCCATTTCTTAGCATTAAATACTAAAGCACCGTCTGGTCTTGGTAGTATTCCTTCTGTATGTACAGTAGCCCCATTAACACTAACCGTAACTGTATATTTAAAGTTAGGCTGTGTATATTCAGTAGAAGTAGCACAAACATATTGGTCATTGTATGCTGGTGTGAACTCTTGTGGTTGCCGTGTTATTGTTAAACTCATTTAATTGAATTGATTATTTCTATATTAACTTCTTTTTTAAGTACGTTTAATAAGTCTGTTTTTAATTTATTGTACTCACTATCCATATCACTACCATTAATAACATCACTCCAAAAGTTAGAACCTCTATATCCAAAACGTTTCATGGTACCATTCTTACCAATGTTTTTAGATATGCCATAAGCCATAGCTGTCAATCTCTTTTCAAATGAAGGCTTTGCTTTTTTGCTATTTCCTTTAGTGGTTTTTGTAACTCGTTCACTCTTTAAAATACCTTTACGTTTAATCCACGCTTTAATAGGCTCAATCGGTGGTGGTGTTTGATTAGGCTGTCTACCTTTATCAACTACAACTGCATACTCTGGCACTATTTCAATAGTTAACTTTAAAGAATTACTTGTAGTACTATATTTAGTAATAAAGTTGCTATCATTTAACATCCTACTGTCTTGACCGCCAAACGTAATACCTTTATCTCTTGCTGACTTTCTTACTTCATTCTTAGTAAAGTCTGCAAAAGCAGCTAGTAGTTTCTTTATTTCATCGTTAAGTGCCATTTAGTGCTATTAAAAATTTACCTTTATCTTTTAAGTAACTTAGCTTATTTAAAAATCTTATTACATTCCAATCTAAATATACTTCGTCTTGTTTTATCCTTTCGTTTTCTGCACATTGGTCTACGTTATATTCCCACCCCCATTGCTCAAGAAATCCTGAAACTCTTTGTCTGTCTGTATCTCTTTCAGAAACTCCGCTATCGTTTGTTGGTTGTTCGTCAAACAGCGTACTATAATCGGTTCGCATCTTTTCCAGAAGTCCAAGTAAAAAAAAAGCAGCCCCAAGCAATCCCCCACCTTTGCATCTAATAGCAACTTACTTATTTTGGCGTGATTCTCAGGACTGTAAACCGACTTTTTAAAGATACTCAACGGTTTAAACATTGTAGCTAACAATACATTAGCAGAGCCTATATAATCATTATTAGCAGCTTTTAATAAACTATAAAAGTCTACTAACTGATTAACTTTCATTTCTTGTAAAGACATAGTAGGTGATAACATTACTGTTCCAACTCTAAATCTTTTAGGTATTCTTAAATTCTTAGGAGCTTTAGAAGTATAGTTGATTTTAGCTAAAGATTCTTTAACTATCTTATAATCTAATAACTCGATATACTCTATTGATTTGCCTGATAAGATTGACAATTTAGCAATCTGTTTATCTAGTATATCCATGTCTTTATTCTGCTCAAG